ATATAACCGATTATGCCCCAGGGAATGTAGCGCCTGTTGGGAGAATGTTGAATTCTAACTTGATGAATTCAGCAGTCTTTGTTGGTTGGAGATACAATTGACCAACCAAGATGTTACGGTCAATGACATCTGGTGTGTTATTGGTTTCGTCCATAATAACACGGAATGCGTAGAGACCTGAACGTTCTTGGACATTTGCCAAGAATGGATTTACAATGTTGAGGAAACGACGACGAGTTGCTTCAACATTTTGTTCAAATACGAGGAATCGTGCTGAACTTGCGATAAACTTCTTAACGGTGATTAACAAACGACGAACGTTTACACGGTCAAGAGCCGATGAACGGCGTTGTAATGTCTTTTGTCCCCATACACAAATACCTTGTCCTGGGAATTGTGCGATTGGGTTGACCTTACCTTCATAAAGAGTATCACGTTGTACTTGTGCTAAACGAACCTTAACTCCTGCTGCTCCTGGAATTCCACCACGATTCAAACCTGCTGGTGCAAACCATTCTGCGGAGGTATTATCACTATATGCATATACTTCTGGAAGAACTGCCGATGGTGGAACAAATGCAAACTTATTTGTATCTGCATCTAAAATTCTTACCCAAGGATAATATGCTGCTGCGTAATTACTATCAAGTAATGCTGCTTGATTGACTGCGGTTGTGATTGTTGCACTTGCTTGTGTTAAATCCATAATGTAGAAACAATCACCACGTGTTTCACAAACAGTTAATGCGTAACTAGCTACATAAGGATGTAATTCGTATACGATGCCAGGAAGTACTAACAAATTAATATCAAATGAATCTGGGTTACTAATTGCATCCAATGCCTTTTTATATGCTTTTGAACCAGCACTTACTGCTGTTTGGCAATTAAATCCTTGTGTATTATTTGCAGTAATACCATCGTACATATTAATCAATCTTGCTGGATTATCTCCATCAAATCCACCTTGAAGTGGTACTGTAAACTTTAAATATGAGGTAATTGAAGGTGTTGATAAGAAATCTGCAACTGCTACTGCATCACCGCTATCATCATATAATTCATCTGCTGCCAAATCTTCAAGACTGAATCCAGAACCACGAGTTACTGAACCATTTGGAAGAGGTGTTAAATATGACATGTTAGTGTCTAATACATCCGAATATTCAAATCCATAATATGCGTTTGTATTATATGTTGCAGTTGTACTATATCCTCTTGTATCACCGTCTACCCAATTTGATGAGATGTATGTTGGGGTTGGCACTGCAGAACCGGAGTATCCAATTGGTGAACTCAATGCTGCAAATCCAAATGGTACTGCATCGGTTGATACATTTTCCGAACCATCTGCCATTTCAACACGAATGTATGCTGAATTATTTTGGAAATCACCTTGGAAGTAACGTTCACCGGTATTAGCATCCGTTGTTGGTGCACTATTACCAATACGACGAGCGATAAAGTTTGGACTTGATGGATCAAGAGTCAAATTATCATATTGTTCCAATACACTTGGTGATGCATCTGTATCGTTAAACTCACGAACTTGAAGTGTGAATGTACCGTAGTCACCACTAATTAATGCCTTCTTTGGACCAGCGATGCAAATCTTAACTTGTTTGTTTGCAGAATCACCATCACTTAATGTATGTACTTTAAATAAATTTTGTTGTACACCACCAAGTGTTTGTGATTTAATCCAAGGAGTTGATGCAAATGAATATGCACCATATAAGCTACCACTTAAGTTTATAAGTCCACTGTTTACTTCTGTAGATAGTGTTACACCAGTACCGGCACTTGTTAATGCGTCTGGGAATATTCCGTAGATATATGCACCCTTAGTACCAGTTGTTCCAAATCCAAAATAATTACCAATATAACCACCTGCTGTTGTTGTGGTAGATAATGATGATCCTGTGTATGTACCACCAGTGGTTGCTATTGCTACAGAGAAACTTGAAGTTGTACCCGAAACAGTTGCCGTGGAAATATCACTACCAGATACAGTTGGATGAAGGATTGCATATACAAATGAACCACTACTACCATTTGCTTTAATAACAGCTGGTGTATGGTCTGTATTGCTATATCCGTCTAATCCAAGAACACGAACAACAGTTGCTCGTCCTGATTCACGGAGGTAATTTTTTACTGTATTACCAAGGAATGCCTTTCCATCGGGTGTACCAAACTTGTTTTCGAAGTCTTGTTGACTTGTAACAATAGTTGGAATAAATGCTGGTCCTTTTGGTGTTGGACCAATAAATGCACCAGCAATTTCACCGACCCCTTGTTCTAGGAAACTAAGGTCACGTTCTTGTGTGAAAACGCCAGGACTAACAATGCGTTCTGCCATACGGAATCTCCAATATTACTTATTGCTCAGGGGTAAATACACCAGTTTCGATATCTAAAGAACCTATTCCATATTTTTTCATAAATACGTCGATTAATTCCTTTTCCTTAGTGAGCAATTCTTTGTATTTTACAACATGCTCAGTAAGTTTTGATTTTACAGATGCCAAATCTTCTTCCATCAAATCATGTGTTAATTTTAACTGACCGACTGTGGAAATTGCACCGATAATTTCTTCACGCAAACTTTTAACAGATGATAATTCTTCATCTGTTAACTTTTGTACTTCACTCATATAACCTCCTTTAATATATTTGTACTCGTATTATAAATATAGATTATTTTCGTCAAAGATTACTTTTAACCCTCTTCTATTTCACTAAAAGTAACAATTTTTTTGACCGAATATCGTTCTTGTGATGTTTGTATAGTTTGACCAGTTTTACCTACCATTTTCTCTGGAAGTAGGTATGCCGATACATTCAAATTAAATGACGTTCTAACTAGTCTATCTTGAATATTTGGAAGTACAGTATCGGTCTTATATTCATTTATACTGGTCAAGAATTTATACTGTGCTCTATTACCCCAATATTCATCATCTTCAAATGAAACTTGTTCTACAAGTCTATTCATTTGTTCCATATATTCTGTCCAAATCATACATTCGTATGTTAAATCAAAATAATCTGGTTTGAATGTCGTTACATACTTCTTTACTGGTTTTATACCGTTTACGGCTGCGAATCTATCGTATGGATTGTATTTGTTCCACCCAGTTTCAAATTCATATCCGAGATACTTGTTTACTGGTGAGTTTTGCTTACTCTTTTTCATACTGGTTCTACGCAACATAATAATTGGTAGTTGTATTTTGTTAAACTTGTCGCGTAAAACACCGTCTTTTTGAACACTCTTCCATCGTTCGGGATTACCGTAAATAATAGGTACCTTGACCGATTTACCGTCTTGTGTTACAATTGGTTCTATTTTCTCAGATAAATACTTTATTAGTGTTTCATCTATGGTTAATAAAGTAACAGTTATCGGTGTACTTTCTTTATCACTTTTTGTATCATTCCCACGATTTTCACGTTCGGTTGGAACTTGTAAATCTGTAGCTTTTCTGATATGGTCTGTTGCTTTTCTATTACTATATTCCGCCATACATTCCAGCCTCCTCAATTTGAATACCACTACGACGAGTTAGATGTGCGATACATAATAATGAAGTAGAATACTCTGGTTGTCCTGCCACAAGTTGTGAATCCTGGGTCATATCTATTTCATAGAACAATCCATTATATCCTACAATATCACCTGGTTCTGGATATGTGTTTACTTCTTGTAACATTTTACGAGCAAATCTAAATTCAACATTTTGTGTAACGTCAACACCAAATCCATCTTTTGTTTCTGGTTGTACTTTTGGATATTTGACCAGTGCTTTTAATTCCACACCAGTATAGCGTGCTTTTTCAGTTGCTTCACCGTACAAATTGATAGCGGTTGTTTCTAAAGCAATTTTGTATAAAATAACGTCCACATCCACCACATCAAATAATAATTCACGATTGATGTGTTGAAAAAAATTAAAATCTTTTTGAGATACGAAACGTGGCATATTATCCGATATAAATTAATGTGGGAACTTTTGCAAACATTTCTTGCATCATCTTTGCATTTTCTGCTTGCTTTTTCATTTGTGCTTGTAAGCCAGTTTGTTCTAATGTATCACGAATTTCTTTGATGAGTAAATCTTTTTCTTCTTTACCTTCACGACGAAGAATATCACCATCTAATTTAATTATTTGATCTGGGAT